GAAAGTACACATACTCGGGAATGGTGATATGGCGCAAATGATGCCTGAAAATTGGCGTTATGAGCGCGATGGTAAACTGCTCATCTGCAACCAACCACCCTTTGAGGTGCATAATGTTTATGCTACCATAATGGTAGATTTTAAAATGATGCAAGCATTGACTGAAGGTTCAATCAATCTAGACATGTACTATTGGGTTTTGGGCAATCGTCCTAAAATTTGGTGCGACCAGAATCCAAGATTTTACATGAGGCATTCTGGACATATCCGCGAGTTCTATACTGATGTTCCTAAATACTGTGGAGCAGATGCTGCTACAGCGGCAACTAACTTCAATTGTGGTCACATGGCGGCGCATTATGCGGCGAGGAAGCACAAACCAGACGAGATTCATATGTATGGATTCGACTCTATATTTGACCGAAATATGAGGTCTTATACGGACACGGTTTTGAGTAGCGACAGAACAGACGGGAACAATCACCGACTGTTGGATATTTGGCGTCCCATCTGGTTCCGTATTTTTAAAGAGTTTCCTGAGGTCAAATTTGTCCTCTATCATAAGCACCCAAACGCCAAAATACCGCTCCCAGAGAACGTTGAGGTTGTAACTAAAACCTAAGTCTTTGATTTTATTATAGTTTTTTCGACTTTACTTTTGACCCGTTTTCAGGCATAATTGTCTTAAGGTTGATAGAGGAAGAAAGAAATGTACGCGATTATCCAGACCCAACATCTCGAGAACTACGGTGCCCACGACTGGGACGGTGAGGGCGAGTGTCCGCAGTACTGGAAACCCAAGGGTGGCAACACCTATATCTTCACCTGCTCCATCGAGCAGAACATGGATCCCAAGTGGTGGGAGCGTGTCGAATCTGCTTGCACCAGCAAGTCTGAGTATTTCGAGGAATACTCAGTTGGCGAAACTGTTGTCGATGATATCGACTTCCGTCTTGCCGACCACTGCGCTGAGTGGGATGCGCCCTATTATGGCACGGTCAAGGAAGATCGTATTTCTTTCAACCGCACCTCTGACAATACCAGAGGTGGTTACTTGCGCAAAGAAATTGCCAAGGAGTTCAATGCGTATGACGTGTTGGACAATGGTGAGCACATCACTCACGGTGTTGCCTATGAAATGATTAACGGGGATATTGTTCCCTTCGCCGAGCTTCGTGCTTGGTTAGACACCTACGCACAGGAGGCAGCGTAATGAATAAGCGTCATGGCAGTCCGTACGATCGTGGTTCCGCTGACTCATATTATCAGCGTGGTCCTCGTCCTCACTACTTCAAAGGCGACACTTACAACAGTCCTGAAGTTCTCGAAGCAGATATGACCGAAAAAGAAGTTCGGGAGTATTTTCTGGGGTATGAGGAAAACGAAAACATCCGAAACTTTAAGGAGTGGTAAGATGGAAGACCCCACACCAAGGTATTTGGCAGCACTTTTCATATTTGCGTTACTCATACTTGCAGTTTGGTCTCCCCCAATACTCGCCTCCGACCGAGACGGTGCTAGATTTTGCCTTGCGCAAAATATGTACTTTGAGGCAGGCAATCAATCACTTGCTGGAAAAATAGCAGTTTCGCAAGTGGTATTAAATCGTGTTAACCACCCTAATTTTCCTGATAATGTTTGTGATGTTGTTTATCAAGGTCATCATTACACTAATTGGAAAGGAAACTATGTACCGCAACGCAACAGATGCCAGTTTAGTTGGTACTGTGACGGTAAACCAGATGCCCCTGTTGACAGTGTAACATGGGAGTCGGCGTTACGCATCGCTGATACGGTGTTGCGTTCTCAAGCATCGCCGTATTGGACAGATTTTACCGACGGTGCTCTTTGGTATCATGCCGATTACGTTCATCCCTTTTGGGCAGATTCACTTAACAAGACGAGTGTGATTGATAACCACATATTCTACAAATGAAAAAGAAACCATTACCGCCATTCTCATTCGCCAGACCCACCTATCCAGTGATAATGCGTCACTTAAATGGTGGGACAGTCAATTTTAAATACCTTCATGAAGGTGTGGAAATAGAAATGAATGCAACTCTTCGCGAATGGAATACTGAAGCATATCGCCCAGAAGCGAACAAAGATCAAAATATAATTCAAGTTTGGGACGTCGACTTTAAGCGATGGACTGAGTTTGATCACCGTCAACTTACTGAATGGAATGGAGGCGCAAGGAATGGACAGTGATATGGATCATTTGCTCACACCTGCACAGAAAAGAGCAAAGACTATGGAAGCAAAAAAGAAGTCCATGCTCGAACAGATGGGTGTTGACACTACTCCTAAGAAGGTTAAGCGAAAGCGAAAACCTATGACTGCGGAACAAAGAGAAGCAGCTGCTGAACGTCTCGCGCTCGCACGCGCGAAGAAGAATAAAGGAAAAGAACCCAGTGCTCATCCTCGTGTGCTAGAACTTGACCCAGATCATCCTTTGAGTTATTACAACATCAAGGAGCAGTTAAAGGAGTGGCGAGATAAAGTTAAAAGCATTCGCCATCAAAAAGATAGTAAAGAAAGCTCTCAAAGACTAGAATTTCAGATTGCTGAAAATTATGTCAAGAATCTTGGTATATGGTTACGCGACGGTGTTTGGTGCGATAATAGATATGGAGCGGCACGCGAAAGTGCAATGGAATATGTTTGCTATGCACCCGCATGCGACAAAGACGGTAATGTAAAACGTGATGTTGGTGTATTCTACTCCGACATTGGAAAAACATGGACAAAAGAACTTGCTGAGGAACATCGCGCATGAACGACCAACACATTGCAATCCCTCCTATTCTTTTTAATAGAGTTGTAGAGTATCTCGCATCAAAACCTTTTTCTGAGGTACATCAATTAATTTCCGCATTACAAGAAGAAGCAACACCTGTTTCTTGGGAAATGGGCGAAGAGGAAACTAAAGACGATGATTGATGAAGAAGTAGAATTTATTACTAAAATAAAATTTAGTAAAATGGTAGAAGAACTGGCCAGTCAAAAAAATATGTCTTACATAGATGCCGTAATACATATCTGTGAACAAAATGCTATAGAAATAGAAGATTCCAAAAAATATATTTCTATTTCTCTAAAACAGAAAATTGAAGTTGAAGCAATGAATTTAAATTTCTTGGAGAAAAATGACTCCTTACCCATTGACTGACCCCTTCGTAAGAGAATTCATTTTTGACGAAGAACAAATAGAATTTCTTGTTCAAAAATGGAAAGAATCTGAACCAGAAGTTTTTAAAGCAAGAGTTTATGATCGTAAAGAAGGCGGCGAGCATACCAATTTAGAATCGAGAAATTGCGACCATATACCAGTTCCTTATAGAGAATTTGCTGATGTATCAATCAGTTTAAAAGAAATGTTGCAGAATTGGGCGACCGAGTCAGACAAATCTCTTTGGTTTGCTCAATACGAGTTCGTTAGATATTTTCCTGGAGAAGCATTTTACAGACACAGAGATGACGACCCTGAAGGAAGCACTCATAATAGATTCTATACCGCAGTTACCATGATTGAAAAGTCAGAAGATCTGGTAGGGGGAAATCTAAAGGTGTGGTTGCCGAATACCGATACCGAAATAGAAATTAATTTGGAACCTTTTGAAACTGTCATGTTTCCTGCTTGGTTTCATCATGAAGCGTCTACAGTGTACCAAGGAAAACGAGTCATTCTTATTAGTTGGGCGGGAAAAGGTTTTACAAAATAGTGCTTGACATTTTATTCAAAATCAAGTATTATATAAATATGGTTGAGCGTAATACTGCTCAACATACTTTGAATACAAAAAATATTTCAGACATACAAGGAAAATACACATGGATTTAAACGCATTAAAATCACGTCGATACGACATCAATAAACTGGTTGCTGCTGCTCAAGAAGCAACTGGTGGTTCTACCGAACGTTCCGAAGATACCAATATGTGGAAACCAACTGTCGATAAGGCAGGCAATGGTTACGCAGTCATTCGATTCCTTCCTTCCGAAAAAGAAGTACCATGGGTTCGCTACTGGGACCATGGGTTCAAGGGACCAACTGGTAAGTGGTACATCGAGAAGTCTCTGACCTCACTCGGTCAGCAGGATCCTCTCGGCGAGTACAACTCCAAGTTGTGGAACTCTGGCAATGAAGAAGATCGCGAAACAGTTCGCAAGCAGAAACGAAGACTCCACTATGTTACAAACATTTTGGTGATCTCTGACCCTTCTGCGCCTGAGAACGAAGGCAAAGTCTTCATGTATCAGTTCGGTAAAAAGATCTTTGATAAGATCCAAGACTTGATGCAACCACAGTTTCCTGGAGAGACTCCCGTCGATCCGTTTGACCTGTGGAACGGTGCTGACTTCCAACTGAAGATTCGCAACGTTGAAGGGTATCGTAATTATGATCGTTCCGAGTTTAAAGCACCTTCACCATTGTTCGACGGTGACGAGGTTCAACTGCAAGCAGCAGTTAACTCGTTGCATGACATCTCTACCTTTGTCGATCCCGCGAACTATAAGTCGTTTGATCAACTTCAGGCAAAGTTGATGGAAGTGTTAGGCGAATCTGCTCACACTCCTCAACAGCAAGTAGCGATGGAAACAGTTGCTGATCCAGCACCTGCTCCTGTTGCCGCTGCTCCTGAGATCAAGGTAAGTGCCGCTGCCACTGCTGAAGAAGCAAGTGATGATGGCGACGAGGATGCTTTCTCTTACTTCCAAAAATTAGCGAACGCTGACTAATTGGGAAGAACAGGGCACTTCGGTGCCCTTTTTTATTTTACCTTTACAATATCATAACCAACAGGAGCGAGGGTCTTTATTTTATAGACTTTCTTTTCAGTTGTTGTGAATCTAAATTCACACTCACCCTTTGCCACATATGGTTTTTTCTTACATATAAAAGTTTTTGGATTGCTACCGTGAAC